CACCTCCAAGGTCACGGTGAAGATCCGCTACGACAACTGGCTGGTGGACTGGATGACCAACCAGACCATGCTGGTGTCCGATCTCAACCTGCTCATCGACCCGATCCCCACCAAGCAGGACTGGCGCACCCGGTGGGGCGGCAAGATCACCGAGATTCACGTCAAGAAGGACGACCAGGGTATCCACAGCATCGAGCTGACCGCACTGCATTTCCGCGAGCACGCCAAGCGCCTGCTGGTCGCCGCCAACCCGATCTTCCCGCCCGAGATCCAGCTGCCGCGCATGTGGGTCATGCCGGGGCCGCTGCGCACCATCCTGTTCGTCACGGCGTTCATCAATCTGGCACGGCTGTTCATGCCGGGCTGGTCCACTATCACCAACATTGCCAATCCGGCCGGGTGGATCAACCCGCTGGGTGTGGACGCGGTGGCCAACGTGTTGCCGACCGCGTGGCCGATCCAACCCGCGTTCGTGGACCCGGTGCTGGACCAGTCGCGCTGGACCACGCTGGGCGCGACGTGGACCACCTGGCACGAGAGCTTCAAGGACCTGCTCACCGACGCCGGCTGCCAGATGAGGTTTTACGCCTACCTGACCACTGACGCCGACTCGCCGAACACCGAGCTGGCCGGGTTGCTCAACGCGGCGCCGGACCTGGCCAAGTTGCTGGGCGTCGATCCCGGCACCAGCGAAGCCAGTATCGACGCTCTCGTCGCGCCGCAGCGCAACGCCATCTGCGTGGCGTTCGAGGACATCAACGGCGTCACCGGCCCCACCGGGACGGCGGTGGACGGGCTGATCCAGACCGTGGCCGTCACCCTCGACGACCTGATCACACCCGTGGCCATCGACCTGACCACCGGGCAGACCTACGACCCCGGCCAGGTGCTCAACGGCGAGCCGGTGCAGGACGCCACCGGGCTGGGACAGACCTACCTGCTCGAACAGCTGACTGGTACGGCACCGCCACCGCCGAAGGTGATCTGGTGGGACGGCCAGTACACCGGGTTGATCGAAACCGACCTGACCTGGCATAAAGGCCAGGTCAAGACGATTATGACCGGGTCGAAGAGCCCAACCATTGTCAACGAAGCCCAGACGTTTGCCATCCGGTTCGGGCTGGCGCAACTGCAGAAGCAGCTCACCAGCGGCCTGTTCGTCAACGCCGGCCCGGCCCCGATCGGTGCGGGCCTGGACAATCTCTATCAGGGCCAGCTGGACAACACATTGTTAGCCTGGCAAAGGTTTACCGATCCCATCCGCGCGCTGTACGGCGGCGACATGAGCTGGCAGGAGCATTTCGAGAAGGGCTCCGGCACCGCGTACACCCTGTCTTCGATCCTCACGCTGCGCAGCGGCGACTGGAAGACCCGCGCGTTCGCCGCGTTCAAGGCCAAGCCCATTGACGGCCACCCGTGGATCGCCAACGTGGACTTCCAGATCGGTGACCGGGTGGGCTTCGAGCAGAACGGGATCATCTACGTGGACAATGTGTTCGGCATCAAACGCGAGTGGGACTGGAACAAGCCCGTCACCATCTCGGTCAAGATCGGTGAGGACAAGCAGAAGTCTGATCCGTTCGCCGCCGCGTTCAAGACGATGGCCGCGATCTATTCCTTCGTCGGCGAGCTGGCCGGAGAGGGGACGATCTTCCAGTGACCACCGAGGGACTGCCGGGTGCGGGCCAGGGTCCGCGCAACACCAACGCCCAGAGCCGCTACGCCTTCCCCGCGGCCAACCCGTATGAGCGCCTGACGGGGCCACCCAAGCTGCAGTTCGGCGAGTACGGGGAGCTGACCCACAAGACCATCAAGCAGGCCGGTTTGACCGGCGAGGAACGCAAGCTGGCACTGGAGATGCTCAAGGTCCAGCAGGCGTACCTGGAGATTTACTACAGCCTGGACTACCCCAACGACCCGGACGGCCACGTCGTCGATCTCTCCGGCGTGCACATGACCCAGCCCAAGGTCGCCATCGCCTGGACGCTGGCGTTGGCCGGCTTCCGTCCCACCGCGCACAAGTACATCAAGAAGCGGCCCATCGACGGCCCCGGCGTGGCCGAGGGCGCGTACTACTGGGTCGATATCCGCGCCGCCGACGATCCGTTAGACGAACTGTTGCCCGAGCACCGCAGTGATGACCCACACCTGCCGCCCGACACCCGCCGTCTCGCGGCGGTCCGCGACGGTGCCCCGCCGCAGGAGTTACCGCAGTGGAACACCGCACCCAAGATCCTCTGGGAAGACGTGCCACGCGAGCAGTGCGGCTACCCGGAATCGCCCACACCGCCTGACACGATGGGCACACCATGACGACATCCGTGCCCGTCACAACGGTCGTTGCCGAGCCGCCGGGCATCGGCAGCATCATCTACCTCGCCAGCTACATGCTGCGGCTCGCCCTCAGTGCGGAGACTACGCCCGGCGACACCCCGGACATGTACTCCGGCAAGCTGCAGGTGCTGGGCGATGCCGGCGACATGAGCCTGGACCCACTGGTGGGTCCGCAGGGTTACGCGGGCCAGGCGCAGTTCCCGCTGCGGCTGCAGGAGACACCGATCGTCAACAGCGTTTCCGACCTACCCGACTACCTGACCAACACCCAGACCGACATTGGGAAGTACTGGGAGATCGCCATTCTCGACTTCGAGGGTGTCGTCACCGCCGTGCAGTCCTGGGTCTGGTACGGCACCAGCTGGCGCAACATTCAGATGGGTACCACCGGCCCGCCCGGTCCACTGCCGGAGATTCAGCCCACCGTCGAGGTGCTGCCGCCGCAGATACCGCCGACCTACCCCGACACCACCAGCTTTATGGAGACCAGCGGAACCCGGCTCGAGCCCAGCTGGATATGGAACCTGGCCGTGCCACAGGGACCACCGGCGCGTATCTCACCGATCTATACCTGGCCGGACACCGACTTCACCAGCATCGCCAGCTACGACGTGATGTGGGCCAGCGGCGAGTACACCGACGCCGGCGAGATGATCTGGAAGCCACTGTCCCTATCGCAGTTCGCCACCCAGTTCTTCTCGGTGCCGGAAAACGCCTTCGTCAACTACGCGGGTGAGTCTCAGCAGGCCCCCATCGGCAGCTACACCGTGCCCGCGCAACCATTCCCATGGACGCCGGTGGTGTGGGGACACATCGGGGAGGGCGGTGCCATGCTCTCCAAGGCTCCGTTCAAGGTCGGCTGCCAGGTGCTGCTCGGTGACCCGGCGTCCGGCATCCAGATCGCCCGCGGGTTCGGCACCACCATGGGCGAAGTCAATGTGATGCCGCACTACAGCACCCCGGATGACAAGAACAAGAGCCTGACACCGACCAACAGCTACGCGGTGGTCCCGGCCGGTGAAGCGGCGACGATCTACTTCAACCTGTGGAACGACGGCCAGTGGGGGTTGTATTCGTTCAATGCGCACAGCGCGCAGATGTTCATCCTGGCCATGCCCATGCTGCAGGAGCCGCCGACGACCGCGCCGCTGATACCGCCGATCACCGTGGTCCAGACCTGCAACAACTCCAACCCGCAGTTCCCCAACTCGATCACGCCCGGCAACGCCGTGGTCATGCTCATCGGCGGTTCCAGCGACGGCAACCCGGTCACCGTCCACCCGCCGCAGATCGACGTGTTGTCCCCGTTCACCCCGGCCCACACCTTCGCGGTGTGGAACGACGGGACCAGCGGCTGCCTGATGAGTCCGCCGGGGAACCTTGACGCGGGCGGCTACTTCCTGTCTGCCTGGGTGTTGCCGGACTGCTTCCAGAGCAACGGCGTCGATGTGTTGATTGACCACGCGCTGGCCTACGGCTTCACCGCGCTGGAAGTCAGTGGGCTGGGCACCCAGCCACGGGTGGACGACGAGAGCCACCAGGGTGGCGGCCCCACCAGCACCACGTACAAGTCGGGCGTCGCCTCCACGCCGGTGGACGAGGCGCTGATCCTGGCCGAGTGCTACTCCGGCGGCGGCATCGGCAACGTTCCTGGTGCGCCCTGGACGACGTTTACCGCCACCTCGCGGGGGGCCGGGTATCAGATTCAGTCCACGGCAGGCGGCATCTTCAGCTGGAGCGGGGCGATGACCAACCCGGAGTCGTGGATTGCCGGCATCGCGGCCATCGTCGGCGGCAACGCCCAGGCCCCGATCAGCGCGCGACGAAAGAGAAGGCGATGACCGACGAAGAAGACACGCCACAGCAGGCACCGGAGCCGGCGGCCAGGGTCCAGTCCTACCCGAACGGCTGGCACCTGGTGTCGTGCGGGACCTGGCAGATCAGCGTCAGCGCGGACGGCCTGCTGATGCTGCCGCGCCATCTACACCCCGCCGAGGTCGAGGACTTCTGCACCGCCGCCGCCGCGGCTGCTGAGATAGGCACCCAGGTGGTCGCGCTGAACCAGCAGCGGACCAAGCCGGTGGGCGCTCCGGCCAGCGCCGCGCCCATGGTGACCGAAGGGCCGCCACCACCCGGCTACGTGCGGATGCCGGTCACCCCGCGCGGCAGCTCTGCACAGGAGCGCGCGGCCACCATTGGCAGGCCCAAGCGTGACGCCCGCCAGCCCCGCGTCCCCAGTCAACCCAACCCACCAGGAGTCCGCAATGGCCGCTAGAACCAACGTTGAGCAGAAGCCCGCCTCCCCTCCGGTGCGAGTCGAGATCAGGGTCGCCGGCCGCATCAAATTTGCCAACGACTGCTACGACGTGGACCTGCAGCAGGCCGACGACGTACTCAAGCTCACCGCCGCGCTGCACCCGACGATGGTGGACGTGGCTCCGGCCCGCCCACCCGAGCGTTTCGGCGAGGACCCGCGCGAGGGCACCGAGGTAATCCATCAGGTACACAGCGGCAGCCGCAAGCGGCCCGCCGCGACGAAGGAAGAGGGCAAGCCATGAGCACCAGCCTGGTTTTCTTTCCGGTCAGCGGTGACTACCAGAGTCCCGACGACCCCGCAGCCCAGTCCACCACCAGTGCTCCCGAGGTGGAGGCGGTGATGGGTCTGGTCACCTTCACCCCCCGGTTGCCCAAGGGGTTCCAGGCGTACATCGCGGACTACCAGATCGCGCAGAACAGCAACTGCCAGCAGACGGTCAACCTGATCGGCGCGCTCACCGGGGGCACCTGGGCGCTGGAGTTCAACGGGTTGTGGACCGCGGCGATCCCGGCGTCACCGACCGCCGCGCAGGTCCAGTCCGCGCTGGCGGCGCTGGCCAATGTGGGCGTCGGCAACGTCTCTGTCACGGCGACACTGCCGGCCCCCGGCTACCCGTCCTTCCTGGTCGAGTTCATCGGCGCGCTGGCCGACAAGCCGCAGCCGCAGATGACCGGCGATCCGACCAACCTCACCACCTCGTCCGGCTCGCCGGGTGTCTCCGTGATCATGCTGCAACCCGGCAGCACCAGCCGGGTGGGGCCAACCGCGGTCGCGTTCCCGCCGCGCCAGGGCCGCATCTGGACCACCGGCCAGCTGTGCTCGATCAACGTGGTGGACTCGCCGGGTGTCGAGCTGCTGGCCGACATGCCGGAACTCGGCCTGGACTTCCCGCTGATCTACGACGTGACCTTCACCGCCGTCCAGTACGCGGACGCCGAGCGGTCGCTGGCGCCGTTCGCCTTCACCGCCCCGGCGGGCGCCACCGCGATCAGCATCACCGACCCGGCCCTGGCGATGCTGCCCTACCAGCCGCCGATCGCTGAGACGTGGACACCGGGCTGGGTACCGAGCGCCAGCCGCGCGCCGAACGTGACCGGAATCCGCGACTGGAGAAAGGCCGGGTGATATGACGACCGCCACTGTCGGCGACACCTCGTTCCTCGCCAACTACCTGATTAACACCAAGCTCTACGCGGTGGTGCTGCCGCCGGACGCCAACGCCAACGATCAGGAGTTTGTCGCGACGTTCGAGGTGAACGGCGACCAGGGCACGCTGACCATGGCGGCCATCATCGGTCCGCGCGGGCCGCAGGGCATCGACATGTTCATCCTGACCCTGCAGACCGACGCCATCAACGACCCGGCCGACCTGCCGCAGGCGCCGCTGCTCAAACCGGCGGACAAAGGCAAGCTCTGGGTCTTCGACGACGTGGACGGCCAGGGTAACGTCACCGGCTCGTCGGGCTACATCTGGTACGGCGACAGCTATCGGCGGATCATGCTGGGCACCGCGGGTCCACCCGGCCCCATTCCGACCATCACGCCGACCGTTGAGCTGGTGCCGCCGAGCCAGGCGTCCATCGTGGTGCCAGGCGGAACGCCGCTGTACCCGACCCAGCACTTCCAGCTGGCCGTCCCACCGGGTCCGGCCGGGTCAGGGTCTGCGATAGCGCTTGCTCCCGATGTGGACATCGTGACCAACGTCCCAGTGCCCGGCGACCTGCTGGGTTACACCGGCCGCACAACCAGCGGGCTGTACCTGCCCGCGCCGACCAACCTGCAGGTCGTCCCCAACTCGTCGGGTGGCAGCCTGCCCGCCGGGGCAACCACCTGGCAGGTCACCGCCACCAACGCCAACGGCGAGACCACCCCGTCCAACTCGGTCAGCGCCACGCTGACCGGCACCACGTCCTCCGCCTCGCTGCAGTGGCAGCCGATCCCGCTGGCGGCCAACTACAAGGTCTATCGCACCACCAGCGCGGGAACCAAGCTGGTCGCCACCGTGAGCCCGGCAACGAACAATCTGTACCACGACACCGGCGCGGCGGGGACCGCCGCCTCGGTGCCCACCACCAACACCGCGTCGCAGATCTATCCGATCTGGGTGCCGGTCAGCATCAGCCAGCTCATCCCGTCGCCGTACTCGATGCCGGAAAACGCCTTCAGTAGCTACAACGGCATCAGCCAGCGCGCCGCCATCGGATCGTTTGCGTTGCCCGCGCAACCCTTCCCGTGGACGCCGATCGTCTGGGGCCATATCGGCGCGTTCGGTGTTGAGCTGAGCGCCGACCCGCTGACCATCGGCGCCGAGATTCTGCTGGGCGATCCGACCACCGGCCAGCAGATCGGCCGCGGCTTCGGAAACACGCTGGGTGAAGTGAACATCATGCCGCACTACTCGACGCCCAACCAGCCCGGTGATGCGATCAACCCGACCAACGGGTTGGCGGTGGTGCCCGCGAACCACACCAGCGCCGCGCAGGGCACGGTCTACGTCAACCTCTACAACGACGGTGCCATCGGCCTGTACGCCTTCAACCCCACCGACTCGCAAATCTTCGTTCAGATCATCCCCGTCGCGCCGGGTTCCACCGCCGAGAGCGTGCCGGGAGGCCCGTCTACTCCCCCCGTCGCGATGCGGCAACACTGCAACAACTCCTGGGCCAGCTTCCCCAACTCCATCCTCGCCGGAGACGCGGTGGTGGTGCTGGTCGGCGGGGTGGCGGCGGGCGCGGTGACGGTGCATCCACCCACGCTTAATGCCCTGACCCCGACCACGCCCGCGCACACCTTCGCGGTGTGGAACAACGGTGGGACGAACTGCCTACAGAGCCCGGCGGATGCGCTGGGCATCTCCTACTTCATCAGCGCCTGGGTGCTACCCGCGTGTCCGTCCACCAACGGGGTGGGTGTGACGGCGGCCAACGTCGCCGCCATCGGCTGGGACGCCTACGAGGTGGAGGGTCTGGGCAGCACTCCCGTGGCCAATGCGCAGAGCCACGCCAGCGGCGCGGCCGACATGGCGTATGACTCGGGCTCGATCTTCCCCGACGTGCTCAACGCCTTTGTCATCGGCGAGTCGTATTCGGGTGGCGGCTTCGCCAGCATCCCCGGCGCACCCTGGAACACCGCCGAGGAGGTCAACCGCGCTGCCGGCTATCAGGTGGAGAGCCCCGGCGGCGGACCCTACGGCTGGGCGGGTGGCCTCGCGCTGCGCGGGGCCTGGGTCGCGGGCGTTGCTTCCATCTCCAACAACGGGTAGGTGCGATGGCTGGCGCGGTCGACCTGTTCTCCGGTACCCGGTCACTGACCGGGACCAACCTCTGGCAGTCCGACAAAAACCCGCTCAACGAGCTGGACGAGGGCCCCGCCAGCCAGATCGGTAAGCAGGCGGGCAACCTCGGCGCTGACATCTGGACGTCGATTCAGGGCGTCATCGACTCGCTGCTGGGTATTACCCCCGGTGCCCCGGCCAGTGGGACCGGGACATGGACCGACCTCACCAACTTCATCAACAACCTGCTGGGGATGCTGGGGCTGTCCAACACCAGTACCGGCACCAACAACCCGACCAGCTCAGCCTGGTCCCTGACCTCGCTGATCACCTGGGTGGAGAACCTGCTGCTGCCGACCAACTCGGTGGCTCCCATTGTCGGTGACCCCAACAGCACGGGCGGGGTCACCGGGTTCATCCCGCTGGAGAACCTGGCGCTGGACGCGATCGGCTCAGCGATCGGCGACGTGCAGGGCCTCATCGACGCCATCCTGTCCATCGTCGGGTTCCCGGCTGGCAGCGGCACCACGGCCGAGATCAACACGTTCTTCACTGACATCTACAACTGGCTGGGCCAGCCGCAGCTCACCAACAGCGCCTTCAGCGCGGCGACGGCGGTGGAGAACTGGATCACGTCGCTACTGGCGCCGACCAAAATGGTCACCCCGATGGACCCGTCCAACAGCCAGGCGTAC